AGAAAGAATTACATTATCACCTGCAAGAAAACCTAATCTGTTTCTAAAGAAGAATACGTTATTAATTTTTTGACCAATAAAGGAAGGATCAGGTGCAGATATAACATCACCTACAGTTCTTTCTCCCCATTTAGGTAAGGTAAAAGTAGTACCAGATAATGTATAAGTATCACCATCTACTTTTGCAAATCTAAAATTACCATCAGCTTGTCTTATTAAGACATGGGGCATAGTTGCATAGTCAAATTTAAAAGGGATGCCAGCTTGTACTGTCTCTTCCCATTGTCCTTCTTCAAATGCACCACCATTATTAGTAACAAACTTAACGTAGTAGTTATCAAAGTTTGTATCGTCATCTCCTTTTATTTCTACAACATATCCATTAGGAGAAACAGTAGGCAGATCAGTAAATCTTTGTACTGAATCTTTTATTATTGTCATCTTTGTATCACCTTGAGTATCACTACCATCTATAGAAAAATTAGAATTATCATTCTTTCTTACATATAAAACAGGACCATTTCTAGCAATCGTAAAACCAGACAGACCAGAATCAAGACCAGACTTAAGATCAGTAGCTATGGTATCTGTACTGAGAGTAGAATCTCCAGAAGTGTCATCAGTAACCGTAACTCCATCTATCGTTACTGAGTAGGTTGTATCTGCTGTTGCTTGATTAATAAATATAATTGCTTTTGTTCCAGTACCAGAACTAAGAGTAGAATCCATAGCTGCTGCAATACTGGTATTAACTACAAAAGTAAAGTCAGCAATAGTAACTGTCTTCATTACACTTCTAGGTGTAGAAGTATTTAAGTAAGCAGTACCATCAGGTTTGTTTACTGTCTTTTCTGTACCATCTAACTCATATACTTTCACATCTCCATTACTAAATACAGCTACATACCTTTCATTTAAATCTCTATTGATAGTTTGTATATGAACATTACCAAGGGTTGAAGAAGATAAAGCAGTTACATATTGAAAACCACTTCGTTTTGTAAGACCAAGAACAGGGTTACTATCAGCATTGTCTTGTATATCTGCATGATCTGGTTGCTTCAAAGCATCAGAAGACTGTGATATACCTCTTAATAGTGTAGGTATAGCTCTTGATATAACAGGCATGACTATCTAATTAAGGCACTAGAAGGATTGTAAGTATCAAAGATACTGGTAAGAGAAGGATCTCCTCTTAATAAATTATGATCTGCATTACCATAATCTGTTTCTGTCAGTATAGTTCTTGCTCTTGTTTCATCTTCTTCTGTATATGTTCTTAGTCCTTGATCTCCTACTAATCTATCAATAAATACTCTTGCTGCTTTGACGTTGATATATCTTCTTGCTTGTTCTGGTATTTCATCAAAAGTTCTAAAATAAACAACAGTACAAATTAAGTCTTCTTCAAATTCAAACTTGTTATTTTGTCTGTCGTATAATTTTAATCCACGTTGTATAGGATCTATGGTCGGGTGTTGATGTATATTTGCATCTACTCTTAAGACGTTAGCTGGCAAACTGATTTGATTAGAACCATCTCTAGTAAGAGTTACATCTATCTCAGTATTGAAAGACCAACCTTCAGATTGTACTTCTTTATTAAATTCAGCAAGAGTTGATCTGGCAGTTACAGCATCTACTGGAAGTGTGCCTGTCAAACTATTTATTGGAGCTTCTGCTATAGCAGCTAACATTATGTTGATTGCTTCAAGCTCTGTGGTTGCAGCTACAGTCATTGTTTAGGACTTTTTTATTTTAAGTGAGTCTCTATCACCTTTTTTCTTTTTTTTCTTCTTGGTAATGTTGTAAGCTTTTCCTTCGGGCATAATAAAAAAAAGGGTATCTAATAATAAGATACCCTATAAATTGAAATTAAGAAGCAGATAGCTTAATAGTAGCTGCACATTCTGGTCTTAGGATTCCATGACCAAGAGCATATTTAGCAACCATTAATGTACCTTGATACATAATTCCGTAGTCAGAACCAGAGATCTCAGTTGTCATATCCATTAGCTTAACTGTACCAACAGCAGACTTATGGAAGACAAGACCAATAGTTTTACTATCGTCACCTGAGTAAGTGTTATTAGCACCACTTGGGTTAGATCCTACGTTTGACTGAGGTACGTTGTTAGACATCATTACAGGGATGCCAGCAACTTGTTGTACCTTACCAGAAGCAAACGAACCATTACCTTGTGGGTTAAAGTCAACGTCAACTGTTCTAGTAGCAGATTCAGCAAGTTTGTAGTACTCAGCAGGTGGTAGTATGCAGAAACGATCTGTTGGAGGGATGTCTCTCTCGTCAAATGTCTGTGCAATATCATAGATAGCTGCTGCTATCTCATCACCAGTTACGTTTGCTGAAGCAGTATTACCATTAGCAAGTGTTAATACAAGACCACCATCACCACCTGTAAGAGTAGTAGATGCTCTGGAAGCATTAGCAATTTGCTTGGCTACGTTTTCATCATACGTTTTAGCTAGAGCCTTTCCTAGCTCATCAGCGTAAGTTGCCCTTACGTCATAATGATTCTTGAGTTCATCAATGTTAGCGATAAAACTCTGAGCAATTAGAAGATCATCTATGTTGATAATCTTTTCATTCGCTAAGATCTGGTTTGCTCCTACCAATGGATTTCCGACTGTATGATAAGCCGCAGTCGCAGTTCCTAAAACAGGAAACTGTGCTGATTTTCCACTTGTAATAGTACGAACTGAATGAAGCTGTTCATTAAAAATGTTATTTCTGGTGAACGCAGTTAGCACTTCCCCCGAAAAAATTTTTAAAAACAGGGCATCAAAGCCTGTTCCACTATTGTTAACCAGACCAAGGCGAGAGGTAGTGGCATTAGCCATACGAAAACTCCTTGATTAATGTTTACAATTTAAGAAACTAACTTTGCTTCAATCCTTTCTCACAAGTGTTATCTGACGCATCAGGCACTTAGATATTTAGATTTCTACTTTGTTAATTTATACTGACCCACAATTCCACTTCCTTAAAGCAAGGGCTTTGCGAGTTAGCTTTCCATCTTTCTTTAATGGTCCTTTTGCTTTTGACATTCTTGCACAAAAAGATTTCCTTCTTGATTTTTGTCTAGGCGAAAGACCTGTCTTCTTAGTAACAGGTGCTTGCAAGTTTCCACCTGTTGCTTGGTTATATTTCTTACGACCAGAAGCAGTCAGACCCCCTGTTGGGTCTTTGTCCTTCTTAGTAAGAGATACTCCCTTAGACATAAAAGATGTAGGCTATTTAAAATATAGCATTATTATGCAATCTTTAAACTATCTCTATTCTTCTTTTTCTTTTTAGGAAAACCTGCTTTCATGTTTGCATAAGCTTCATCAGTAATCGTACTTTTCTTTTTAGAACGACTGATGCCTTTCTTTTTTCTTTGGTTGATGTTGTAGTAAAGACCTTTCTTCATAATTACCCAAATACGTTACTGTTTTCTAAACGTGCCTTAACTTGTTCTGTATAAGTTACATCTTTTTCCCAACGAGGATCACCCATAGCAGCTATAACTTCTGCTGTTGATCTGTAAGGTGTAACTCCACCAGAAGCAGGTTTACCAGAATAAAGATTTGGTTCAACTCCCATAGCGTTTTGGTATCTAGTATATAATCCTTGTACCATCATACCTAGTTGTGGACCAGACATTGTATTTGTTGCATCATTGAAAGCTTCTATTTCTGGTTTAGATAAATTCTCTAAAGCCCAACCAACCATCTTGCCATAAGCTTCATCTCCACCAATGGATTCTCTTATACCTTTTACTTCTTCTGTTGCAAGTTCATTAGCAGCACCTTCTCCATCTTCACCATATCCCATCTCTGCTGCCCTACCAGTAAGGTAAGAGTCAACTGCATTTTTAGATAAACCTGCATCTAATAAAGATTGATACATTTCTTCTGGTATCTCACCTTCATTCTTATGAAACTCTGCACTAATCTTGTAAGGATCTATCTGTGCTTCTTTAAATATTTCACCTAAAGTTTCACCATAGTTTTCATTTACAGTAGAGTAATCAACAGTTCCATCTTCTTGATAGAAGTCTTCATATCCTTCTGGTACTCCTGTAGATTCTTCTGCTTCTTCTGTTGCTGGTGTTTCTTCTGTTATTGTGCCAAGCTTACCTTCTAGTTCTTTATAGCTTGCAGCTAAATCTTCTATAGATTTAAACTTACCAGCATATAGACCGTTCTCATCTTTTAAACCTTCGAGATCTTGTTGTGAAACTGGTGGGGTTTCAGAGACTTGTACTTGTGATGAAGTCATA